CTTGAGTTTTGGTGACATAGCCCAAGCTTTCAACATACTTTCGTTTCCCATCAGGAAGATTTTTAATAATAAACCAGCGGTATTTTCCCTTATATGGGTTTTTAATTAACCGGTACATATGGTTTTCCGTAGCCCAGCTTCACAATAGAGACCTGGTCATAGGCCGTGTGGCTTGGAAAGGAGGTGAAAGTATGGGGAAGACAAAAAGGGGAAAAGGCAAAAAGCCTGTTCTTGAAAGCAGAGACTTTTTGAAGCTGGTAGCGCTGTTAAGAAAACACGTTTTTGAGCGCATTATTTCAAAAGACCCAAAATAAGGTCTAGTTTTTCAGGCTTGGCCCCAATTGTTTCAAGTAACTCAAACAAGGTTTTTTGTTTTTCGGAGGGGAGGTCGAGAATGACGGACATGGCTTTAAGGCAGGAGGGGTTCGCCAAAACTTTTAAGGTGTTTTCATCTTGTAAGACGGAGGCATTTTCCTTCAAAAACCCTTCAATCACATCTTCATGTTCAGCCAGGTCTAGATAATGGTATTTAGAATCCCCTTTCAAGGAATGTTTTGATAGCTTTTTGATCCAGAGCAGCACTTCGACATGCCGATCCAGCAGAGAAGCTTCAAACCACGTATTCACAAACCGGTAGGTTTCAGACTCATTGAGGTTAAGGACCTCAACCAGTTTTTTAATCTTATTCAAAGGAAAGAGCGTGCGCCCAGCTAAGTTGTCTGTCATTTGCTGCAATTGAGAGTCAACCAGCTCAGCCAGCCTGGTTAGATTTAGGTAGCTATCCCGTTTTAACTTAACTTCAACGTGCTTTGTAAGTAGTTCGCCATATCTTTTTTTTCTGTCTGACCGGTCAATGTTTTTGCTCATAACACCTATATTAATAGCATTGTGCGCTCAAAAGTTCAAATCAATTTTATAAAACCAAATTGAGAAATAGCGCGCTTGAAAACTACGTTATACTGATGTAATATTCTGGATATGGGAGTTTCATTCAGATTTCGTCATCAAGAGTTCAATCAATTGGTAAAGCGTGTGGGTATTGGGTATGAGCGAATGGCTCGGGACATATTACGTCGATATGATGTAGTAATCACATCCATGACACTCAGGCTGTATTGCGGAGCAGAAAAGCGGAAGGTCAACACGCCGCACATTGATAAATTAGCGATATTGTCACGGTATTTCACAGAAAAACTAAACGAGCCTGTTAAGATCGATGATTTTTTTGAACTTGATGATACACCACATAAACGTTATGAATGACAGAGGCTATCTATGAGCATCGATGAACTCATTGCTCAGACCGTAGCTGAAGAAACACAAGGCTTGCGCCGGGATATTGATAGGAGGTTGGCAGAAATCACAAAATTATTTCAATCTTTGAAGCCTGAAAGGAACCCGAATGAACGTCTGAAGCTGCATGCGGCTTCAAAAGAATATGGGATTCCACTTGAGCTTCTCAGAAAAGCTGCCAAGGAAGGATATATTTCTTCTGAACCGCAATGTCCGGGCAACGACAATCTCTTTTTGTTTAAACGCAAAGACCTTGATGCCTTCGATCTTAATAGTCTGTTAGGGCTACCGCCCAAACGGAGCAGGAGGTGATGCGCATTCAAATCAATAGTTAAAGCATTCAATAATTAAAACAAAGGAGAAAAAACATGAATCAAAGTACAAGTGTTATGAATCTTGAAAAGCCGATTGAAGTTGTTCCTTCCGAACCGATGGCGTTGGAGCAGGGTCTGGAACATGCAATTGGGTTGGCGGATAAACAGGTCAAGCTGTTGGGCAAGGTGCTTGAAATCGCGGTCAGACGCACAAATGAGCGTGACTGGGTGGATCAGCAAGACCATCCATACCTAACCGGAAGCGGCGCTGAAAAGCTGATGCCCTTATTCGGAGTGAGCTTAAGGGATATGAGCTATGAAAAACTCATGTCCAGCGATGATAAGGGGCAGTACTATATATACCAGTACAAAGGCCAGTTCAGTTGGCGGGGCGGATCCATCATTGCCGTAGGGACCTGTTCATCCCGGGATAAGTTTTTTGCTTGGAACAGTGCGGACCAAAGCTATAAGCCGGATTCTCAGATTGATGAAACCAACATCATGAAGGCAGCATACACCAACATGCTGTGTAACGGTGTGACCCGGCTGCTCGGTATTCGGAATTTGACCTGGGATATGCTGAAACAAAGCGGTGTGGATAAAACCAAAGTATCCAGGGTTGAGTACAAAAACGCAAAAGCCAATAACCCGGATGAGCTGAATATGCGAAAGGAAATCTATGAAAAGCTAATGGAAATTTCCGGTATGGATCAGGCAAGTGCAGTTGCTAAGCTGAAAGAGCTGACCGGTTTTCAAGGTAAAGATGGTTGGGTTGCCGGCGTAGAGTCTACAAAAGACCTCAAAGGTAAACGGTTGGAGATTGCACACAGTAAGGCTTTAAAGGCCTATGAGCAGTTTCAAAATGAAATGAGGGCAGACCAATGAGCCCTGAATTCCCAAATATCCCCGGCATCATGGATGAACACAAAAAATCCAAGATTGAGATTTGGCCGGTTCGGTCTAATCGAGCCTCCCAAATGGGAGATTCATGCTTAAGAAAACTGGTGTACTATCGGACTGCTTGGGAAAAAATGCTGCCGCATTCTGTAGATCTTCAGTATATTTTTGATGAGGGTAACGAACAGGAAACCAGTCTGACGATTGAATTGCAGGAGGCACTGCGCAAAAAAAACATGCAGTTTATCGGGCAGCAGCAGACCATCCAAATAGAGGGCACGGATATCAGCGGCCGGATAGACGGAAAGATTATATACAAAAACCAATATTTCCCGACTGACATCAAGAGCTGCAACCCGAACGTTTGGGACAGTTTGAGAGAAGGTTATCCTGAAGACTTTGAGAAATATGCTTGGACAAAAAAATACCCGGCCCAGCTGCTCATCTACATGTATGCAGACAGCCTGGAAGGCGGGATGTTTCTTTTGAAAAACAAGTCCACCGGCAAACTCAAACAATTCAATTTGGTACTGAGCGATTGGCTGGGTTATGTGGAAGAGCTGCTGCAAAAGGATGCACAGATCCGAACCCACATGAATAAGGGCACACTGCCTGAAAAACTGGACGATCCGGAGATTTGCAAGGATTGTCCGTTCGAGCATATCTGCGGGCCCAATCTAGCATATGAGGGCATCGAGTTTGAGGAGAACCCAGAGCTTGAAGAAAAGCTGCGCCGAATAACTGAACTCAAGCCGGTTGCAGCCGAGTACAGCAAGCTGGACAGTCAAATCAAGCCAATGGTGAAAGGGAAATCCTTTAGCTGCGGTGATTTTTTGATTGAAGGTAAATGGGTAACCAAACGGATGCCGGCAAGAGAAGCAAGTGAATCAACGTACTGGCAGAAGTCCATCATGATGGTATCGGGAGGAAACGGTAATGGCCGTAACAGTTGAAAAAAGAGTGGGTGAAATAAATAAAAATTCCGCGAAGAATCTCATAATTTCACCCGCTTTAAATACTATCACCAAGGGAGTGTTTGAAGCAATGATACGACAAATTTTAGTCATGGGTTCCGAATGGAACGCTGAAAGGATCCGAAAACAGTATGAAAAAAATGATGTACAGCGGTTTGAACAGTTTTGGGAAGTCATGGAGTATCTCCAAGAGAACGGTGAAACCGTGGATGCCGTCTTTTTTACAGAGCGGGTTCGGCATTTCGCCTTTGAGGACATTACATTTATGATCCGTATGGCCTATCCGAAGATCAAGGTGCATATAGAGGCAGCGTAACCGTATGACAGAAAGGAGACCGAATCGTTATGGCTAGAAACAGAATGATCAAACCCGAAGCATTTTCAGATGCAAAGCTGTCTTCGGTCTCCCGGGATGCTCGGTACACCTTTATCGGCATGTGGGTATTTTCGGATGATTTCGGTGTTGTTAAAGGCAATGTGCGTTGGCTGATTTCTCAGGTCTATGAAGAGGATGAAACGGTAACGCAGGAGCTGATGCAGGCGTGGCTTTCTGAGCTGGTAGATAAGCAGTTCCTTATTCCCTTTGAATCAGACGGCAAGAAATATTACCACATTAGAAATTGGTACAAGCATCAAAAGGTCGATCACCCGTCTGAAAAGCACCGTAACCCCAAACCGCCGAAAAATGATGCGTCATGCTCACGAGAGTCTCGCGACGGTCTCGATACAGATTCAAAACAAACCCATTCGCGAGAATCTCGCGAGACTTTCACGAGGGTCTCTGAAGGTTCAACCGAGACACTCGCGTATCAATTAGAAAGAGAAAGAGAATTAGAAACAGAATTAGAAAAGTCTCATGTCGAAACGCAGGGGGGCGTTTCGGGACCGCCCTCTGAGGATGTTTTTAAAATTCAATTGCTTTGGAATCAGTTTGCCGAAGAGACCGGTCTTCCCGCAGTGATTAAGCTCAATCAGACGCGAATAAGCTCGATTAGGCAGCGGGCTCGGGAAAAAGAGTTTGACCTGGACCGGATACTGAAAAAGATCCGGGGATCGCCTTTTCTTCTGGGCAAAAAAGGAAACTGGCGTGCCGATTTTGACTTCGTGTTTTGTTCAAAATCGAATTACCTCAAAATTCTTGAGGGCAGTTACGACGGGCAGTCGGCATCAAAAAAAGTATCCGAGCAGATGAAAAATTTTTTAGAACGGCATAGAGAGGAGGCGTGACGATGAAAAAAATGAAATTAGCTCAGCTGATAGCGATTTTATTCAAGGCTTTTGAAAAAGAGGCGGATGAAGACTTGGCGGAGCTCTACTATCAGCGCTTGAAGAATCACGACCCCGAACGCATTGAAAAGCGGATTCTGGAGCTGATAGATACGTCTAAATTCTTCCCCCGAATCGGTGAGATTCTTGACTATTCATCTAGGCAGGAATCGGCAGATGAAATCAAGTTTTTGGCTCGGTTCAGAAAGCAATCGGGCGCCTCCTATGACAAAATGGATGATGATGTGTATACGGTAAAAAAGTATATTGGCCCGCGGATTGTAGAAGATGCCTATGTGAAAGATTGGCCGTGGATCGAAAAAAAGGCTTTAAAAATCTATCACGCTGTTAAAAGCAATCATATTGAGCTTTTGGAAAGTCCGCACAAAGAGCAAGCACCTGCACTGCCCAGCCCTGAGCAGCCGATTGCACGGTTACCCAGTTTTGGGGAAGCGCTGTTAATGAGCCGAAGCCCGAATGGAAACAAGCATGGCATATCAGAGAAATAAACTGAAACTGCCGCCAAAAAAGCAGCCTTTGCTCAACATTACCCTTCAGTGTGCACCAAGGCAGAACCGCTACAGCCGAAACCGATCACTTGTACGGCGTTTCATCCAATGGATCCGAGAAAAATGGGAGGCTTAACCGGTTTGATCTTTGCCGGCCTGGATTTCAAGGAAGCGCAGGTTGCTTTCCTGTAAGGCATCCATTTTTCGTTTGAGCTCGTTCATGTCCTTTCGCATGCACTCAGTAAAGGGCTGAAGGGTGAGTTCCAGCTGTTTGATGGAAACAAATTTATCGTACATTTCCCCTTTTGAGTAATACTCTTTTTTGAGCTGTGCCCTTTCCATGTAGTCTGCCAGAACGTCTTCCTTAAATTTCCGCTTAAAACCTGAATAAAAGAACCCCCAAACGGTTACAAGGCTGCCGATATTTACAAAAAGAAAGAGCCCGATAATATACCATTGAAGTTGTGTCATTTTTCTTTGTCTCTAACGATGAGCTTGGCTTTATCAAAGGCGGTGTTGAATATAGTCTGAATCTCATTGATTCTGTTCACAACCAGTGTTTCCAGACTCATACCGGTTTTAGGCAGTTTATGTTTGACCGGGTCAAGGAGCTTGTTGTCAAAAAAACGGATACCTTTGACCATCCCGTCAGCAAAGAGCTCTGCTTTATGCCGCAGGCGTATAAAGAATCGGTCCGGATCCATCCGTTTCAAATAAGCATCAACGGCTTTATCGATTCCCTTATAAAGCGCAAAAACAACCGAGCCGCCGCCGATGAGAGCGCCCATGATGCTGCCGACGGGGTTTTGGGTGAAATTGATAAGATCTGATACGGTGTTAATGATGTCCATTATTTACCTCCTGTTTTTTTGGTTTTGGGATAATCCATAACTTATCGCTTTGGGTCCATTCAATAGATAGATGTGTCCAAGTGGGGGTATCTGCTTCGATTGCAGTTAGTCCCAACGGTTTGAATACAGTTTCATAATTCGTTTTGATATCTGCTTGAACTTCGGTTGCCGACATACCTGAGACCTTGATATCAATACACAGGCCCATTTTATGTCGCGATAAAAAAGACCCTGTTTTGCAGTCGGGGGGTCTGTATCCAGAGTAATTGTAGAGATACATTCCTTTTGTGTGCCACTTCCAGTTGTTAATAACCACTGATTTTTTGTATCTGTTTCGTATTCCTTGAGCAAGAAACATGATTTGGGGGTTTATAAACAAGGTAGACTTTTCTTTCCAGTGGTTCCATATTTCACTTGGGACAAACTCTTCGACACTAAAATTGTTTATTCCTTTAATTTTCATAAAGAGCCTCGTTCTTGTTTGAAAACGTAGGTTTGATCCTTTAATTTTTCAGGATACGGATGTATTGGGAAATCAACGAGCAGAGGATCTGAAGTTTGATCTGCAAATCCCCGTAATGCTTGTCTATATGATGCATAGGCATCTTTCTCAGTTTGCAGCACTGAAAAATCTGGATTAAATATATGGTCTGTTGCAGTTAATAGTATCAATGCTTCTTTTTTTTGCAGTGCTTTTATTTTTTCTAAATCCAGGTTAAATCCATTGTCTGAGTCTTTCATATCGATGGGGACTTTATTATTGATTTGGGTACCAATTACTTCATTTAATTCCTCTGAAATGATTTCTTTAGTTATGTCATCAGAAGTTACCTCTACAGATAATTCAATGTAATATTTTTCAGTCTTCATAAAGGCTCTGGCATGTTTACTTCTGTGAAGTATTTCATTACCTAAAAAATCTACGTACTTGTACATTTTGACCGTCTTTACACTCATTAGATGACCTCCTTGAATTTTGCCTGCATCCAATTATCTACACTTCCAATAGTGACGGCTTGTCTCATGAGTTGTGGCCAATAGTTAAACATGTTGATATACCCTGTTATACGTTCAACAGACTCCATAGAGCTTATATATGGGCCGAGGGTTCCAAACATGTGTTTTGGAGGAACTTCAAACCGATCAAAGTTGGTAAAACAGCCAAAACTAGCAACAGCAACAGTTGATCCTCCTGTGCTAAATGGAGGAACAAACACATTGTGCTTAATTCCAGAGGAATTATCCTTTTTTATTCCTTTTACACTTAAGTACTGCATAGTAGATATATAATGTGGGGTGTGTTCAAGAGGAGCGTTCATCAAGGTTACTTTTGGTATAAAATATCCTCTATCTTTTTCTACAATATCGCCATATTCAAAAATAACTCCGTTAATATAGGAGTTTCCAGCGTCAGGAGTCATTCGTAATGTTAAGCCATCAATTGGTTGATTTAGTAGGAAAGCATCGTAAAGAAAAACAATCTGCTGTCCCCAGTCTCGATTGCTCATGGCATGTTGAATATATATGACGTTATTATTTACGCCCCCAAGGCTTATACGGGTTCGGTGGCTGTTCCCAATTCCATCTTCAACATTAATAACAGCATAAATAGCGCGGAGTGGCTTTTCTGGGATGTTGGGAGTAGTGATAGTTAATTCATCTATATTAGGTGTAAATCCAGTACCATTTGTTCCAAAAAGTTGATCCGTTGATGTAGTAGAAATTGAATATCCATTATTGGTAAATCTTGTATCTGTAACAGAAATAATTTCAGATTCTTTTCCGCAAATTACATCTCTAGAGGTCGTGCTCCTTTGGTCTTCTGAATACCAGGCATATCCTGAAATCTCAATTCCTTGAGACGTTCCAGATGTTTGTATTGATATTTCTAACTCATGGATATCGTCTGTTAATTCTTCATTATTGATAAGGTGTGCTATAGGTAATGGATCTACAGAAGAATGGACTTGATGATTATAAGTTTGAACTTTAACTTCTGTTTGCACACCATCTATTTTGAAAACCATTGTCGGTGCGCTTAGGGAAACTGATCGAGTAAATAACCAAATCGCTTTCCCTTTAAATTTAAATCTCACTTTTGGAGAAGTTGTGTTGGTGGGGCTAGCCATAAATAGAGCGTTTAAAAATGTAGAATTTTGATGGGGTAAATTTGCCGGGGTCTCATCCCAGAATATACTTCCAAACGGAACATCATCAACACTTGTAACATTTCCTTCTTTTAAGGTGTATTCTGGCAATAACTTTATGCAGCATCTTGCCTCTGCATGTAATGCTTCAAGGTGAAAAACATCTGTTAGATTGTTAATTGTAACCTCAATTTCATACCAGTTTTGAGGAAGCCCCCAATATAGAAGAGGAAGGTCTTTAAACCCACTGCTGCCTTGATTATACAAGTCCCAAGTTTTTCTCTCGCCAAATGATTCTGACAACGTTCGTATTCGAGTCACCATTTTGGCATAATTTAAATTTGATGGACGACAAGTAAGCCCAACACCTGTACCAAAAAATTTCCAAGTGAAACTTGAACCATTAACTCCTGTTGATTTCATTATTTCATAGACAGATGTTGTTTCAGCTGAATTGGTCCAATTGGCTGAGAAGTTTATATCAGGAGCATCCGGCGGTATTGAAAAACATTTATTTCTCAAATTTTCAATGTCCTGGTCTCTAATCGAATCAAACTTAGTTCCAAATTTAACTTCTTGCTTTCGTAGCGCCCAATCTTTGAACCATAACGGTTGAGCAGCTAGACCTTGTCGTAATGAATAATTTGTTCGGTATTCAGATACTGGAAATTGGTTTATAGACGCCTGTTGTCTAATGTCTTTAATATCTTTTTGATCAGGGATATTGTTGTTCATACGACGAAAGATATATGCAATCCCTTCTTCATCCGTCGGAATGGTCGGCTTTATAGGTGAGGCAGAAGCAATCCCATTAGTAATGGTATACGTACCCGTTATGGTATCAAGAGAAATGAGGTCGTATCTTGGGTAATTTGTGTCTGAGTTTGTTAGTGTAAGTACTGTGTCAGTTGTGTTATTTGTTCGATAAACCCTTCCCGTTGATCCAATAAAGATGGCTTTTTGGCTGTCGCTAATCGTAACTTCATTTTCCGTACCCGTAACAACCGGCTGAAATTCTTTTCCTGTATTTCTTTTGATATATCCGGCTGTTAATCCTAAAGCAACATCATCAGCTTCTTTAAATCGATCGTTAGTTGAATTCAAGAAAGATAAGTTTTCATCCGTAATACTTTCAAGGTACGCAGTCCATTCAGTTATCGATTTCAGCAGAAAATTGAGTTCCTGTCGGTTGGGTTTTTCGGGCAGTCCGCCAGGTGCAACAAATCCTGTTGTTTTCCGCTCTGTGGGCTCTGATATGTCGGACCCGGTTGCAGCCGTTGCGAATTCAGGTTTATTTATTGTTGGTTTAATGGCCATAAGATCTCCTTAAATAATTTCCGATAAGTGTCCGCCTAAACTGGGGGTAGTGATATCGCTGAGGCCTTCTCCGTCGGCATCCTCATCAAACACAAGAAAAGGAGCGGTACTGCTCAAGGCCTGAACTTCAACACCGGCAGGTTTGGCACTGTCTAAACTCAACCTGATTTCCGACACCTCACCGATAGGATTGGGATTGACAGCAAACATAACGACAGATGCCGGATATATTTCTAAGTATTGGATGGACTCAGCCTGCATCAGGATTTTGTAGATATTAATCAGGTCTTCCGGCGTGCCTTCGGATATGTTTTGGGAAACTTTGTTCATTAGTTTGATTCTATACACATCATCAGAAAGTCCGTTTCTTTGCAAGTTGAGAATTGTTCCCATTCGGTCCAGCTGTTGACCGGATGAGGTTGTAAGTGCGCGCTGGTTCAACAGATCAAAAAAAGCCGTTTCAAGTCCCTGGATTTGATTACTGCCGGTACGGATAATCGCTTCAATTAAGGCTGCACCTTTGTATTGTGTAATGAGCCGTTTAAGAGCCTGTGTCTGATGGTCTTTTATTTGGTTTAGGTTCATGAGTTCACACTAATCCTTGAGCTGTCGAAGCGGGCAATATCTGAGATCGCCATTGGCAAATTGTCTGACTGTGTAGGTGAAGGCGAAAGCCCTACAAAAATATCAATATCCAAGACATCCGGAACTGTATTAACGGGGGTAAATAATTGAGTAACAATCACGTCCTGTCCGATAGAAAAGTCTTGAACAAAATCAAGCAGAGCCGCTTCAATCAACTGGTCTCCGTTTTGCGGATAAAGCGGCCCTTCCGAGGCATCGGCATTCCCTAGAATGCTGACGGTAATATAGATATCTTTACTGTTTGCACGGGAAAATTTCACTGTTTGTGTCAAACCCTGAGAATCAACAACTTGTCTTGAGATAGAGCCTACAGTTTCTATACCTGCAGGTTTGGATTTGAATATGGCTTCTGCCAATAGCTGCTCATTACCGCCCAAAACAAAGGCTTGAAAACTTTTCGGCGGCCGGCCTTCTCCATCAGTCGTCAACGTAGAATTTTCAACAACAATAGCTTGGACCACGTCAGGCACAGCCAAGATTTCATTTCGAATGCCTTCAATCGCTGCGGTTCCCCGCCGTTTCAGTAAATCCAATCTGCGCAGCTTAAAGTCTGCATCGGACTCTGTATCACGGCCCAGTTCAGCATCCAGTAAATTGGTAACAGAATCAATCCCGCTAACCGGGGTATCAATCACCGTTAAAGAGCCTGCATTGGCTTGTACCGGTCCGGTATTTTGAGCAGTCATGTCCATGTCCACATGAGGCAAAAACCCTTTGATCGTCTCTACAACTGTGGGCGTAACAGGACTGCCGTCTGAAAGTGTGTTATCACTGATCTCTAATAGAGGCTGTTCTGATTGTCCGTTTGCACCTGTAAAAGTAACGGTAAATTCACTGGCAAAGCTGCCTGTAACGATGACATCGCTCAGTTCTGATAACGCATTCAGTTCGTTTTGAATGTCTGTATCTGTTGCTGAAAACGGAATACTGCTTGTGTCGTTTCCATTGAACCGTAAGGTAAAAGCACCGCTGCTGGGAGCTGCACTGAAACTTATGGTTTGAACCTCATCAATACCGGTATGTACTGTGCCGTTTGTTTGGGTTTCAAACACGGCTGTTTCATTACCCAATACCGAAACAGTAAATCCGACAGGCACTGTTGCCCCAAAATCACCAAAAATTCTTGCTATGACTTTGGAGCGGGTTGCGGCCAGTCGTGTTACGCCGGTAATAGAGGATACATGATCTAGGCTGACATCAAATGCGGTGTTGGGGTATTGGGAATTGTATACCGCTTGCGCGAGTTCCCATAACAGGGATTCCCGTTCATCATGAATGGCCTTGATTTGTCCCAAGGCAGATTCAGGGGCTAAATTGATGCCGCTGCCGAAGGCTGCTTGATAAGCCAGCGCTGTTTCACCGGCAATATCATCAAATCGTTTCAGCTTAAATCCTTCTTTTGTTACACCAAATCCGCTCATATCCCTTTCCTTTAAAACAAAAAAGGCGGACAATCTATCTCATTTTCAGATAGACTGTCCGCCTCATTCTTCGGTCGGTTTTTACCTTCCGGTATGTGTCAGCTTTTTATTATTTTTTCTGCCTCCATCATAGCATAAGCCTACCTTCAGGATAAAGGAACGCTTAGCGCAATCGGGCCATCTGTCGAGATTCCTTTAAGCTGGATTTTCAATGTCCGCTGTTTAGGGTCAAAATCAAGACTGAACTGGGTTAACTGAAGCAGTCCTTCAATGTTCATTGCTTCGCTTCTAAGGATGGCGGACACGGCATGGATAGAGGTTCCCTTTTTCAGGATTTCCTGAAAGTACGGGATGCCCTGAAGCTTTGCAAAAAAGCATTCTCCTTGAAAAAACTTGAATTTTTGGGAGACTTTTTGTGCGGTTTCTTCAGCGCCTGTAATAGCAACAAGGTCATTGTTTACAATTTTTAAGTCGCTGTTTTCAATCTTGAAATCCATCAGCTGATCGATCCGGGACCGGTAGGTGTACTGATCACTGCGTTAGACACAATATGATTAATGATCGCCTGACCTTGAGCCGCTGAAAAATCTTTGAGCTGCTGTTCGGTCATCGGTGTGCCCGGCGGGTTATTGGCAACCGCTGCAATTACTCCGGCAGTGGCTGCCTCTATTTCGTCTCCTAACTGTGTACCGTTCATAGGCATAATGATTTCCTCCTAAAGTTTTAAATTGCTGATTTTTCCTGAGAGTGCTGAAAACTGACCGGCATTAATGGGTGCTTGCGGTCCTATTTTGGTGTTGGTAATAATCGAAGCGCAGGCATCTGCCAGCTGCTTGACCAGATCAATCAGTTCTTCAGACCCGTTTGTTAATGCAAATTTTCCGTCTTGGCTGACCTTGAACTCCGATGTGCCGTGTTTCAGATATACGCAGTCTGGGTCAGCAGCAGGCCCTGTTCCAATAGGCTTTAAAATTGGTAAGGCCACGGCATCTGACAGGTCAAATTTTCTGGATTCATTGGGCGTTACAATCCCGCCGCTTTTGAGCCAGTTATCCATTGACCGCTCTGAAAAGATGAGAAGCACCTCATCTCCTTTTTGTATGGGGATACTGAAGATACAGCTGTTGGTTTGGTAAAAGCCTACAGGAACGTCAATAAGGACATTCAGTTCTTGGTCTTCTCGGCTGTCTTTGAATCTTCGTTTGAGTGCAGGCCGTACCTTTGCTGTTTTTTTGATAGGATCATAGTCCTGTACGATGCCTGGTATGGATGTATGAAGGTCCAATAACCGCCGTTCAAACATGGCTTCAATGACTTCACTCAGTGACGGTGTGTCTTTTGTCTTAGTCATGGATTTCCGCCTCACCCATCAGATGCCACCGTCCTTCTCTGGTATCGCCTTCGTAACTGACTTTTCGAACCTTATATACAGCCTCATTTAATCCGGCAAAATCGCTGGTGATCTTGATAAATGAGGTGGGGTTAATATCGGGATTCATAAGCGACACAAAGGAAATTCTGTTTTTTTCTTCCTTGGAAACGTCCAAAAGTCCGGTCTGTGGATTGAGGACAACGGCAGTACCTTGGCTGGATGCTTTGGGGTCACTGATTTCGATTTCATCGTCCTGTATACTCCATTCCAAACCTTCTTTTTCTATGAGTGCATCAATGAAATGTTTGGCAGGGCCGGACATAGTCACTCCATGAATGGTTGATCGGTTACCGAGAATACTCAGCTTATCCAGCAGTCTTTTTTCCTTGTCTTTGTTGGGAACATAACCGAGCGCTTTGATAAGGGTGATCAGCATGGTTTTGATACGGGTTCCATTTGGATTTTCTTTGCTTGCCCCTGAAAAGCTCGTATTGATGTAGCGTTCAACCAGTTTTTTCTCACCGTCACCGGCTTCTATTTGGGTCACAATATCGGGTCCTTTTCTGACTGTTTTGCTGCTTGCAGCATCACCAATAAAAATCACTTTAGTCACCGCTTGATTGGGATCCTTAGACAGTCCTGCATATCCTGCCTTCAGGATGAGCGTTAGACCTTCCTCTTCAAAAAGAGTACGTGATGCCTTGGATAGGTTATAAAGTGATATTTTGGCGCTGTTTGGTGTGCTCGTTGAATCTTTTCCGATTTGAAAACTGATACGCAGATCTTTGAAGTCAATAAGACGCCCGGTTTTGGTCTTGACCGTTAAAATGGCTATGCGGTTAAACAGCTCAGACATTGTTTGATTCCTCATATAACATGCGGACACGTTCCCCTAAATCATCTTCTTCTGCATCTTTATTGAGCCCCAAAGAGTCAAATGCCAAAAAAAGTCCTTTGGGGATAGACAAGTGCCGGGCATAGGGAGTTAAATCGATCCCGCTTTGCAGCGGTATGCCTACATAGACCGGCTGCTCATCAAGATCCAAAAAATCCAGAAACCACAGATTCTGCCGTCGGTTGAAATAGAAAAAGAGATTGTATAAAACCCCTTCGATTTCTACAGACTCCTGAAACACAGGCAAGTTATTTTGTGTAGGGATTTCCAATAGCGCCATTATTGCAGTGCTCCTGATAATTGACCCAACTTGAACAAAACTGAAAAGGCCTTACTTTTTACAGCTTCCGATACTTCCGGTGCAATTTGTTTGCCGCGTTTAACCGTTTTGGCCGCACTTTTACCAATTGCCTTATCAAACTGCGCTTCTGACAGTTCGGCGGTTTCAGTGCTTGCGAAGTTGATCTTTTCGAACCCGGCAGTAAACTTCAGGGCATTTTTTGTTTTGCTGTTTTGGACGATGGAAAGCGAAGTCATGATGACACTGTGATAGGTTTCCAATCCCGCAGTTACGGTAAAAGGGATGCGGTTTTGCCATAGTTGGGTTAGAAACAAAAAGGAGTTACTAACCCGGTCATCTGCATTGAGCAGCAATCCCCCGACCGAATCTGCTTTACTTAGCGCAGGTTCGTTTGAGTCGATCTGTGTCTGGAGACCCTGTACAACAGAGGACAACGAAAAGACTGTGCTTAAAAATGAAACCGGATTTTTGGTCACCACACAGTTGAGTCTGACTTTTTCATTTTCAAGCGTGACATGATCTGCAACCGTCACACCGTTTTCAAGTGGCGATTTGGCCAATGCAGCACTTCTTTCATGGGTAATGGACGGTGTTGCATCGATTTCTAAAACAGAAGCCTGGGAAATAATATGGACCCTGCCGCCAGTAAATAATTGTAATAAGCTCATGCCAACCTCACCTATGAATTTGAACCGTTAAGATGGTTTTAACAGCCGGCCTCCGGTGTCAGTTGAGATGCTCTGGTATCGGTTAGCGTCTGAGCTTATTTTAGCATATCGGAGAGCCTTTCGGAACGGATTCTTCTGTAAATAATGTGTAGAAGATTTTACATTTTATAATTAACTGCATATAATTTACATTATAATGAGCTCATCGGAAAAAAATGTAATGAATAGCAATTTAGGAATAGCACTTGTCAGAAAGTTGTATTCTGAAGGCATTCGGATATTTACAACCAAACAAGCAAGGGAGTTAGCGCCTGTTGTCGGTGTATCTGAAGAGTACTTAGGGGTAGTCTTGCACCATTTGGAAAAAAAGGGTTGGTTGATACGGGTTCGTAGGGGACTGTATGCGATAGCCTCTTTAGAAACAGGTGAAAATCCTGTCCATGAGTTTGAAGTTGCGATGTTTTTAGCAAAGCCGGCCGCTATTGCTTATTGGTCGGCACTGAATCATCATGGATTAACAGAGCAGATACCACGAAAAGTGTTTGTGTTAACCACAATGCAGTCATCGGTTCCAAGAGAGAAAGTCAAGGGTAGTAACACACAAAGCGGGTATACAGTCGATAAAGTTACATATCAGTTTATAAAAGTGAAACCGGATCGCTTTTTTGGTATTGAAAAAATCTGGATTGGGGACGCGCGAGTTTTCATTACAGATCCGGAGCGCACCTTATTGGATGGATTAATGAAACCGAGGTATTGCGGTGACTTTGGAGAGATCTTCCATGCCTTTGAAGTAAGAAAAAATCAGCTGGACTTGGACAAAATTATTGATTACGCATTAAAGCTGGATGTATCAACAATCAAGCGGTTGGGTTGGGTATTGGAAAAAATCGGGATTGAAAAAGGTCATCTTACCCGTTTGGCTAAAATACCGGCTTCGGATTATAGAAATCTTGATCCAAGTGCGCCGAAAAGAGGGTCATGTAACCGATATTGGATGATCCAGGAAAATTTCTTAGGAAGGACAGTATCATGAGACCGTTACGCAGCCGTTTAGAAGAAGCAAGAAAACAACTGGGTGTCCCTTGGGAGGTGCTTGAAAAAGACTATATTTTATCTTGGGTTTTGGCAGGAATAAGCCAAACACCTGTGTTGGGGAATACCTTGGTTTTTAAGGGAGGAACAGCACTTAAGAAATGCTATTTTGGAGATTATCGATTTTCTGAAGATCTGGATTTTTCCGGTCTTGAAGGTGTGCCTACTGGAAGTGATATGGATCAAGCCATGCAGGATGTTTGCGAGCTTGTTTCAAATCTGTTGGATGAATATGCGCCGATTGAACTTGCCTGTGAACGGTATACGGAAAAGAATCCGCATCCCACAGAGCAGGATGCCTTTGTGATTCGGGTCCGATATCCTTGGCAGCGGCAAATGCAGACCCGGATTATGGTTGAGATCACAACAGATGAGAAGGTATATCAGCCTACAACAAGAAAAATTATCCATGATTATGACGAACCTTTGGATGTCGGAATCAGTGTTTATTCGCTGGAAGAGATTGTTGCTGAAAAACTGCGTGCCATACTTCAGCATACACATAAGCTCGGAGAACGGGGCTGGATTCGTTCCAGAGCGAGAGACTATTATGATTTGTGGCGTATTTTAGGCGCATACAAGGATAATATGAATTTTGATGACTTTGTTCCTATCCTAGAGGCTAAGTGCGCCTTGCGTGACGTTTCTTTCTCTGGAGCAGATGATTTTTTCCAAAAATCCATGATGGACTATGTAGAAAGCACATGGGATCAATGGCTGGGTCCGCTGGTGCCGGACCTGCCTGGTTTTGAAACAGTAACCAATGAACTTCGTATGCAAATTACGGCATTGCTTTCCGTAAAAAAATAATCTGATTGAGACGGCGCTTGAAGATAATACTTGATCTAAATGTTATTATGACAACCTAGGGTTTACATTTTGACAAAATGCGTAAATGTCCAGCCATACTTGTCAAATCTATATCTAGTTAAAAAACTGGGACCACTTAAAAAGCCCAAGATCAAGGTCTTTGCAGGAAAAAGTACCGGAGCTTACTCTCGTAAGTGAGGACGCTTTTTCTGAAACGAAACGCAGAGATTGGACTTTTTAAGTGGTCCCAATCTAAAACATCACCTGCGGTTCATTGGCCCGGAGTGTGGTTTTGAAAACATCCGACATGGCTTGTCTAATCCCTTCCGTGACACTGGGACCGACTTCATTGGGAGATGTTCCTTCCGGGATAGTCACCGTAACCGGTGAATTCAGGTTGATATTCCCTATGCTGGACGATCGTATCTGTTCAGCAGGTTCCGGACCTCTTTCTAATCCGAGTGCACCCTGAAACCCTTCACTGACCCCACGGCCGGCGCCGACTGCGGCATTGATGATAGGGTGTGCGGTTAAAACACTTTTTCCAACCGTTTTCAGTAAGTTGCCGATAGAGCTATCTCCCTTCAGGAAGCTCAGCATTTCCTTGAAAGAGTCAATCATATTGTTGATTATTGTGAGCGGAGTTTTGATGACCCCAACAACCGCAGCAAGCAGTCCTCTAAAAAAAACAGGTAGGCGGTTAAATTGACTTTCAATGTAGGTGAACGCATTTTTAAATGACGCAACCATTAGTCCGGTGACCGACTCTTTTCCTTTGAAAAAAGCAATAATATCTTCAATGACCAGTCCAACTGCAATGATGAGAGCCCCAATTGCAAGCGGGATCAAAGCAACGGCTGCATTCAAGGCAAGTGCTGCGCCTTTTGCACTAAACAGCGCTAATGTAAAACTGCCCAGCGTTAGCACAGCCGTTCCTAAAAAATTGGCAATGCTTAATCCCAAAAATGCCGACAAAGCAAATGTAAGCAGTTTGACGGCATTTTCTGCTCCGCCCAACAAGGCAATAAACGGTTTCAGTACCGCTAAGCTTGCCTTTAGCACTTTAAAAACATCTTGGATAAATGAGGCCAAGATCCTCATGAATTTTGCTGCCTGCAGTTTGATGAGCGCCTTGTTAGTTTCCAAAAATGTCAAAAACTCACCTGCGATTTCTTTCGCTGTAGGGAGCAGCTCCTTTCCGATTTCTGTACTCAATACCACAATCGCATCTTTGATATTGGATAACAGTCCAAAAAAGGTCTTGCTTTGTTTGCTCATCAGATCAGCAAACCGGCCGGACCCTGTAGTGAGCCGGGTCAGCAGTTCATCCACATCCTGAAATGATATCTCACCTTGTTCAATCATCTGACGGATTTCCAACTGGGTGCGTCCGAACTGTTTTGCAAGTTCCGGGACCAATGCAACCCCGGCATTCACAAACTGCAGAACCTCACGGCCCATGAGCCGTCCGGCACTTCTAACATCCGCAAAGGCTTTAACCAGAAACGGCAGTTTATCGGTACCGACACCGGCGGCGATATTACCCAGTTTATTCATGACATCCGTCAGTTCATTTCCTGCAAACCCAAAGGCAAGCAGCCGTTTAGATTCTTCCAAAATTCCCGGGATGGTAAAAGGAGTTGTTTTTGCAAATTCAAACAGTTCTTCCAAACGCAGCTTCGCTTCTTCCGAAGAGCCCAGAAGCGTTGCAAAGGCAATTTCAGTTTGCTCCAATTTGCCGGCCTCATTAACCAAAAGTCCGATTTTGGCAGCTGCAACACCGACAGAGGCCCCAACAACCAGTGCAGAACGCTGCAGAACTTTGAAGCTGTTCTCTACCTTTTTTAAGGGTTTGTCATGGATATCAAAGCCCCAAACCGTTACCAGTTCTCTAACAGTGAGTGCCATTATGAAACCATCCCATGGTTATTTTTCACGGGCCTCTTCCTGTGCCTTCTCTCTTTGATCCAGGGCCTCGTGACAATCTGCCAAATCATTGATCGTCCACACCGCTTCTACTTCCTGTCTTGTTGCGATTCGTTCGATAGTGGGCCGCCAGATGAACCAGTTGACGGTCCCTTCGACGGCTTTTCCTTTCTGAATCTTTTTAAACCGGTGAGGGCTTGCCCTAAAAAATCGTTATAATTCACCTCAATGGTTTTTGCGGTCACTTTGATCAAATGGCCGATCTTGCCTGAAAAGTCGGTTTCAATGTTCACCTTGCAAAACCCGCCTTCATCCGTTTGTTTTTCAACGGTGCTAAGTAGTTCGGTAATGGTATTCCATACCAAGGCTTCATCAAGCCGTTCGCCTAAGGCAGTAATCGCTTTTCCAATAAGCTCAACATTTATTTCTTGATCCAAAAAGGTCTCATTACCAAGGGTTTCAGACTGTATGGATCCCATACCTTTACCCAATGGATCGGAGATTATTTTCATGAGGCGTGTCAGGACTTTGATGGATTTTGAAGGCGGCAGATAAAGCATTTGGTAGTGAACGTCATCGACCTGAAAGGGTGTAAAGTGCTGCATGATTAGTGACTGCCCCCTTCAAACCCCTTGAGATGCCCGCATAAAATCTGCCAGGCATTCACCCCGGCAGCTTTTGCCCGTGTACTGTCAGGAACTCTTTTTACCACAGCATCTGCGGAAGAATAGAGTGTTTTCCCATTGGTATCCCGCATCAAAAAGTCATGGGTCAGCTGCCCGCCTTCTTTGGCTGACTTGTATAGATTGCTGAGAAATTCGTTTGATTGGGATGTTTGCAGTAGGTTGATGGTTACCGTTGCAGACTCGTCCGCATCTTCATTAACGGCTACTTCGCCGTCGGACCCTATGGTTTGAGAGTAGCCCTCACCGTTAAAGGCGATTTCGATAAAGTCATCCGGTCCAAAGCCGGTTAAAAACTGTCCCGCCAGGACAACGGAATGGGCTTTTGATGAATATTTTTTGCTCATATTTTTTGCCTCCTTTTAATTTTTTTAGACGGATATATTTCCCTGTACTTCAATCTTGTGCACCGCCCCCGCGTAAACCGCTTGGAATGTCAGATCTTTCAAAACACGGTTCTTTTTATCTGCTGCCGGGATGGTGCTGATCTCAGGAACCGTGACCGTAGGTTCGGGAACGGCTGAAAAAACACCTTGATCGATACCGAGCTGAAGCACACCTTTCACCACAGATCGGAAGATGTCCTGTCCTTGTGCGGTATACGGGATTTTTTTGGATGCTGCGATAGCCGTAAATAAGCGTTCCTCTAATCGGGCCTGAATGAAATCGGTGCCGCGGATGATATCAATATATTCACCGCTTGCAACAACCCCGTTTTGAGTGATCGAAATACCGGCAACTTCGGTATAGGTATTGGCATGTTTTTTCTGAACAGCTGCTTTTTCGGTATCGGTTAACGCATCCGGCGAAACCCCGGACAGCTCCTTAAAGGCCCAGGTTAAAGAGCCGGGATCCTCAGGTGCATTCAGCCCAACCCATGCTGCATCAATATCGTTGTCAGTATCATCGGTATATATCAGAGCTGTCCGGTCATAGTTTTTAAGTTTGAGCCGGTCAGCGACATTGTCTGTAGGGTCTTGGGTTGTCTCAATTGCGGTACCTGCCTGTGAAGCGCCGCCCGAAATAATAAGGTCTGCAATAGTGATCAATTCTCCTGGGACAGCACCTGTGACCGTGATAATCCGAGGGGCTGTGACGGTTGCTTCTGTAACGGCAGAATGGTCTTGGATTGCTTGGGCCAATAGCCCCATCGTTGTATCGTGATCTGTGCTGAACACAACTTGCGGGACAGCAATGCCGTTCACTGTAAGGTCAATCGTATTGCCGGATACCAAATCAGCATCCAAGCTGATCGTCAAACGATGCGGAATCGATGCTTTGACCGCTATGTCATGGGTTAGCGCAAAGAAAAGTTTTTTCTGTGTTTCGATGTGGGCGGCCAATTGCAGAATATCAAAGCTTGTTTTTGAGGTACTGTGTACAAAATACCAATCATTATCCGCGGCCTGAACCGCTTGCAGCTCTGTCACAATGTTTACATTTTCTGCGGTCTGTGTGACGGCCAAGTTTGCCGTACTTGCAACAGAAAACCCTTCGCCTGCAACAGATGCCTCAATATCAAAGTCGTCCCCGTTATCTGTGGTTGATACAGGCTCGGTTCCTACTGAGATCGCAGCAATCAGCCCATCGACAATGCTTGCAGCACTTGCCGATACCCCAGAAACAAATTCAAAATCTATCCCGTTGATCTGTAGAGTATAGGTGGTGCTGTCTGAAACGGTCGGAACCGTGATCTTTACCTTTTGTTTGGCATTGGACGCACGTCTCCCAATTTTAATTCTTTCGGGATTGATGCGTTGAGAAAATAAGGCCTGCGCCTTTTTATATTCTGGGTCAGCTGCTTCAAAATCAGCCCCGACTGCTTCTATAGATCCATACTCACGGATCCGTTCAGGAAAGCGGGTGTGCTGTCCCAAAATCAAAGGGATACCGAACCCTTTTTGAGTGACCCGAACTGAATCTCTGCTGATGTTGACTTTTACTACTTCATTTATTGCCATTTCGACCTCCTTTTTAATTGCTGGCTAAAAACAAAAAAGGCGGCCAATGACCCATAGAATCATTGACCGCCTCAGTTGTTGGTTGGCTTAACGCCGCCCCTTGTCTGTCAGCTTAATATATTATTTTTCTGTTTCTATCATACTAAAATTCAGCCTCCTTGAGAAACTTCAACCGTTTCAATAACTTCTATTGAGGTGGGATAGTTACAGGGAACATAGAAAAAGACATCCATCGACTTTCGTTTTTCGAATTTTTGATCCAGAAGCTCAGTCAAATCAATGATGCCGGATGCGTCATAACAGCTGATGCCTTGTGATTGAAAGTACTCCTGGACCGCAGGGTTTTGGAGCGAGGCGTGGAGTTTTGAGATAATATCGTATGCATCCGGTCCAAAGATCTGGATGTTGAGTGTGATGCTCCGCATCCCGTCTGTATAAAAGTGTTGTTGGGCTTCATCAAATCGTAAATCATCGCCGTTTCCTGCTTCATTGGGGCCTGCGATTATTTTGAGCACAACAAAGGGTGCTTTGGGCTGAAATTCACTTTGTTCTGCCCAGACAATGTGACTTTCCCTCAGAGACGGGAAACACCCGTCAATTGAATGGTCCCGTACCCAGTCAAAAAGAATCACTTCAAGTTCTTTTTCTTTGATACTCATGGGACAAAGAGTTTGGGCAATATTTCAATCGGTTTATTTTCTTCATCAAAAACAGCCGTTAACGGACCTTCGTTATCAATTAACTGTACCGCATGGGCATAACAGGCTGGCGCCACATCGGTATCTGCTGTTGTCAGCTCTACTCTGACTTTTCCGTCTGTGTTAGGCTCAACAACGGTGATCGGCATTCCGGTTCCGGCACCCGTTTTCAAAAGAATGTTTTCAGGATCATTTTCAGAGAGGAGCCAGGCAACTTTAATCTCTGTGATATCGCTCAAATCAAGCGGATCGCCGTTCTTGTCTTTAAAGAACAAAAAGTAGGTTGCTTTATCTCCTGCTCGAATTTTAAGAGGGGCCATCTTGATTTGCTCCTAACATCGTTTCACTGTTGCAAATACGGCTTGTTCAGTAATCGAACTGGCTTGCACTTCAAACATCCGTGCCGCTTCTGCATCG